CAACCTCAAACGAATTTTCAGAAAGCCCGTGGATCAGATGCCACGCCAATGGAGAGATGTGTTGCCTGCACAACAGGATTACAACGAGGATATACTGGAATGGACCATTAGACAAGCTGGATTGTTTTATTCTCAAGCTGAGATAGACCAAGTCCTAACTAATCGACGATCCGATTTTTCAGATGACGCCCTAATCAAGGACTTCAACTCGTTTGAACAACCCCCTCATCCTATTCCGAGAGATCAGAACTTTGAAAGAGGACTTAAGAAATGTGAAGAGATGTTTAGACCGCACAGGACACTGCATCCCATATCTTACCCCGATTTAAGGTACTATCCCTGGAACCTTTCGACCAATGTCGAAGCGCCCTGGAACCTGCCCGATTTCCGATTCAACCCGAAAGAACGAAATGTTGACCTGGAAGCCGAGACAACAAGAGTGACTAATGAACAAGCCTACCAATGGAAAGCTTTATTTCGTCACTTTGAAGAGACGAGAAACAGACAATTGATGGATTGGCTCGCTAACCCGTCGAACCATGCTCAGAAACCAGATGGAATGATCTCGGTATCAGAGTGGCTCGCGATGAAGCAGAAGTTCGGCCTTATTAAGGACGTGACTTTACGAAAGCACAATCTATACAATGAAGTATTTTACTACAACCGCACACTTATACATCAGATCAAAGATGGAGAAAAACCATTCTGGTCGAACAATGGCGAACCCCTACAATACTATTTTCACACGTTGCACTCAAGATCACACGTTGTTGCCGCTGACGAACCGGACAAAATCCGCGCCGTTTTTGGAGCACCATGGCTGATATTGCACGCTGAACTTATGTTTGTTTGGATACTATATGCCACTTACTCGAACCACGAGGAAACATCCCCAATGCTTTGGAATCGCGAAACGATGAAAGGTGGAGTGAAGAAGCTAATCAGAGAGGCACACGCAAAAACGCCGTTCCACACAACTATACTAACATGTGACTGGAGCCAATTCGACAAACGACTACTCTTCGAACTAATGAAGGAGGTCTTCCGAATCTGGAGACGTTATTACGACTTCGAATCATATGAAGAAACCTCTTTTTATCACGGACAAAGATCAAAGGCAAACCCTATCAGAATCGAAAGACTCTGGAACTGGATGACTGCCGCAATTCTTGGTACCCCAATTCTCTTGCCAAATGGCGAGATTTATCATTGGAGAATCAACGGATTTGGATCTGGATTCATGATGACACAGCTCTTAGACTCATTTGCGAATGCTATCATGTTATTGACATGTTTAGCTGCACTCGGAATCAAAATTGAAGATGACACTTTTTGGATGCTAGTCCAAGGAGATGACTCAATCATTGCATTTTGTGAATACGTTTACGGACCCGCTTTCCTCACGAAGCTGGCCGAAGCCGCCGCGTTTTATTTTAACGCTAAGCTGAACGTCAAGAAATCACACTGCTCACAGCAATGGACAGGACACTCGATCCTAGGTTACATCATTAAGAACCAGATGCCCTATCGAACGGACGAAGACCTATTGAGACACTTATTCTTCCCCGAGACGCAGAAGAACAGTTGGAACAGACAGATGACCGTATTTATTGGACTTGCTTATGCATCATGTGGACAAAACACACGATTCTATGAATATGCGAAACACTGTTATGAACGACTAAAAGCGAAAGGAGACGAACCTGAGATCAAATATCTCATGTGGCTTGAACGCGCCCAGATCATGGACGTATCAGACCTCAACATACAGGAATTTCCCGACCGCAACAACCTGGCTGGACCACTTTGGCACCCCATCCCTAGAACCTTGAAACAAAGGCAAAGGATATGGCCAACAGAACCCGGACCACGTGGACGATTTTATTTTCTACACGACTAGACCATTTTGCTAGGACTTTTAT